CATCGCAAGTAGCCGCGTGCGAAGGCTTTTGGGCAGATTGTCGTACTTGATCGGCACGAACGGCTGGAGCGGTTGTCTCAAGTCGGGTCCCGCGTCATAACGCGTGGCATAGTCAACCCAGCTCTCCGGCCAGTAAAGGCTCAACAGTGGACAGTCGATGTAAGTCAAGTTGGTTTGGGCGTCGAAATAGTTCTCGATTTCGATCTGATGATCCGTCCGAATGCCGTACCGAGATTCAACCACCTCCCTGAGTTCATCAGGGACTGGCACCCGCGGCCGTAGGGCTTTCGAACTTCCTATCGCCTGTTCCAACCATCCTAATTGCCAGGCACCCAGCGCACGGTGCCTCTCGGCAAATCCTCTCATGTCCAAGTGAGCGGTCGCGCGCATGATCCAATGGCAATACGCTGCGATTATCGGCGAATTCGGGTACAAATATACCATCGATAGTGCGCGTGCGCGCAATACCTCCAGTACACGAGTCTTCTTACGTGGGATGTATAAGCGGCCCATCCAACCCAGATGACCCAAGACTTTCAGTGGGTTCGTCGTCATGTACTTGCCGTCGATCGTTCCATCGATACAGCAAAAATCGCCGTGCTCGAGCGTGTCACCGCGCGCCATCTTGACATCAAAGCCCAGCCTAGCAAACGCTTTCGCGTCGGTCGGCTGTGCACTTTGTGTGATGCCGTCGTCGCCCTCATAGACACCGGTGTGCATCGTCGTCAACACACCTTCCACACCCGCGTCATCGGCGGGCTCCGATCGAGCCAACCATTCAGCAAAAGTGTCGTCATCAAAGAGCGTGATGAACATCACGTCAAGGACCTGTCGGATCTCGCAAGACACTGCGTTGGCGAAGAGGTCACCGAATCTGTTGCCGAGGCAATTCTTCAGCGACGTGTCCATCTCTCCCGACATCTCAGCATGAATGCCTGAGACTACGCAGTATTTGGATTTCAGCGTGTGACCATTCCGAGGCAACACCACACGCCTGTAATCTGACAGGAATTTCGGGCCCCACGGCACGTGCTCCAACACGTGCTCATAGAAAGGCATGATCAGAGCCTCAACAAACTCGGGCGTGAACACCTGTTCGAATGACGTGTGGTCGGTCCACGTCACTGGTGCGCCCTCCTGAACGAGTCTGTTGGCAATGAACTCCCAACGCTTGTCGTAGGGAACCTGCTTCACATAGTTGCTGTTCTTG